TATGTATTTGCTGCTGTCTTAATAATTGTGAATGAGTAAGCATCAATAGCAGATGCGTTACCAGATGAGATTGCTGCTGGAACCTTTGGGGTTACAGTAGTTCCATCAATCTGGATTGTGCTTGGATAGTAAGCAGTAGTTCCATTGGTGTTAAGCCACACAAGAGTGATTGTATCTCCTACTGGCAAAGCAGTATTAAGAGTTACAGAGCTACTGTATCTAAAGTTAAGAGTATGGTTTGCTGTTGCATTGGATGTGTAGTACCAGATAGAAGCTGTTGATACATCGAAGTTAATTGTTCCAGTTGCAGCAGAAGCTACAACATTTATATCCTCTTCAATGCCTCTGATAGTTGTATCAGCAAGTGTTCCACCAGCTGCACGAGCTAGAGGGAATCCACCTGCTGTGGATCCATCGTGTACTACTACTGTGTCCTTATCAGTATCTACCGTCAATTCGCCCAGTAGCCCTGTGAAGGATGCATGTTGTGCCGTAGTTCCTCTACGGCGTTGAAATGCGAATGGCATTAGATTGTTCCCCAATCTGATAAGGAAGCCCAAGAAGCTGAGGTTCCGTTGTTTGTTAAGAAGTAACCGCTAACCCCACCGGAAATCGCTGGGATATAACTTGCTGCTGCAGTTGCACTATTAGCCGCCGAAGTGGCTGAAGTGGCTGCAGAAGATGCTGATGTTGCCGCTGAGTTTGCTGATGTCAAAGCACTAGATGCTGATGTTGAGGCTGATGAAGCCGATGTCGCAGCAGAAGTGGCAGAGGTTGCAGCACTAGAAGCAGAGTTTGATGCTGATGTAGCTAGTGTAGAGATGTTGATATATGTTGTTGTAGTTGTGTCTGAGCTTGTAATGTCACCCATGTCACGAACAAGACCTGCACCAGTTAGATCAACTATTGATGAGTAGCTAGATGCTGCTGAACTTGCAGAAGTCGAAGCTGAGGATGCCGAGGTGGCAGCCGCTGATGCGGATGATGCTGCAGAGTTGGCTGAGGTCAGGGCTGAGGATGCACTTGTAGAGGCACTAGAGGCCGATGTAGCCGCTGAAGTAGCACTTGTGGCCGCAGATGAGGTAGACCCAAAGATCGTGTCTATATAGGACTTAGTAGCTGCATCTGTGTTGTTTGTTGGGGTACCAAGATCTGTGATCTTATTGTTACCCATGGACAAGGCACCGGTCATAGAGTCGCCAGCCTTGGCCACCTTAGTACCGATAGATGTAGATACTGTTGTTGCAAAGTTGGCATCATCGCCAAGGGCAGCCGCTAACTCATTGAGAGTATCAAGGGCTGCTGGAGCAGAATCAATTACCGCTGCAACTGTTGTGTCTACATAAGCCTTGGTTGCTGCATCGGTATTAGCCGATGGAGTTCCAAGACCTGTGATCTTGTAAGTTCCAGCAGCAAGATCAGAACCCAAGGTTCCGCTTGTGATTGTCTTAGATGTAAGGGTAGATGCCACACCATCAAGAGTGACTGTACCTGTTGCATTAGGAAGGGTGATTGTTCGATCTGCTGTTGGATCAACTACTGTAACTGTTGTCTCGTAAGCATCAGAGGTTGAACCCTCAAAAGAGATTCCACCGTTGGCAATTACTGCACCAGAAATAATCTTGTTAGTAAGAGTCTGTGAATCTGATGTACCGACTACATCACCAGTTACACCGTGAACTCCAGCCTTGGTTGGATCTGCTGATGTTCCAGCATGAGCTGAGAACTCGTTGAAGTCCTGACCTGACACCACATGTCGGACTGTTGCACCGATTGAGTGTGAGATTGCTGTCGTTCCATCTTGTCCACGAACAACCGTAGCAACGGGATAGTTAGATGGGAATCCGGTAACGAGGTCGAGGGTGATTGATTCGACAACGCTATCGACTGATGCAGCAAGGGATGCTTGCTTAGCCGTTGAGGCGTAGTATCTATTTTGGGCCATTGATTACCTCGTATAGTGGAGTTTAGGTGGATAGAGATCACGGAGTCCGGCAGCTTCTTGTTGAAGTCGCTGAGTGTAGAGACCGAGGAAGTAACGAGATGCGGCAGATCCAGAGCCAATAGGCTTTGCTCTATCGAGCATGTCTGCTTCTACCGAGGTTGAAGGAACTCGTGCAGCATCGGCTCCAGCAAGGAGACGGGCAATAGTTCCGTATGTGATTACATCTATTGTGCTAGATGGAAGACCAGTTACGGTCTCGTATACATCTGCTGATGCAGATAAAGTTGTTGGTGCCTTGGCGTATGTAACCTGTACTGTTCGTCCAGCATCAATGCCATCGAACAATAGAAGAGACTTGCCTGTTGCAAAGACTGATGTGTTAGATGTCTTATCGACATCGTATCTACGAACATCAAGCCATTCCTTGGATGAGCCAAGTGTCTGCCACTTAACTGCCAAGATGTAGTCTGCTTCAGCCGGAAGGCTATAAGAGATTACAGATGTGTTGAATGAAAATGTGTGAGTTCCAACGCCATAGAGTTCTGGGTAAACAGCTTGGATGGTGTCATTGATTGCTTGCTTAACCATGAAGCGTGGATACGCTGGGGCTACAGTTACTTTAGTTTCATTAGCTGCAGTAGATGCAGTAGTTCCACGAAAGCCACGACCCCAAGGTGCAAGGTAAACCTGCTTGGTTAGGTTATCTGTACGATCTACATACATTAACTCATCGCCAACTTCAATTAACCCACGACCCATTTGTGAAGTTTCGTTAACAATGAAGCTAGTAGCAGATGCAGATATACCGCCTGATTGGTTAACCCAAGTAGCAGTCTCTTGCTGGGCCCCATAGCCTTGGATCTGGCCAAGGACTCGTTCGATTAAAGCATTAAATGTTGTTGTCATGAAGACCTCGCTCTTAGAGCTGCGGCAGCAGCCTTGTCAGTAGTTCCACCAAGTTGATTGCAGACCCCACGAAGGTCTTTCCAGTTAGGACGGGAGTTACCGGCTTTGGTATTCAAGGCACCAACGAGGTCTAGTCCTGTGGTTCCAGCCCAAGTGTTAGCAGCTTGTGCTACTCCCACATATGACTGAATCGCAGGATATGTACCACCGTTAGCAAGCCTATTAAGCTCAGCCTTAAGTGTACTTCCATTAGTGCCTGTCGCCATTACTTACCCTTCTTCTTTGCTACTGCTGCGTTATCTACAAGGTTTGGATAAGGACGACCAGCAGCCTTGGCACGGGCCTTAGCCTGTGTCTTCTGTGCTGGTGTTAGTTTCGTAGATTTCTTCTTTGGATTCTTCGTATCCCAAAATGCTTTCTTCTTCACCACTTCACCTTATCTGCCCAATATGCCGCTGACATCTTGCCTTTGGCAATGTTCTTTGCATGACGAGCTTTGAATGATGCTTGTCTTGCAGTTGGCTTCTTATCGCCTGTTACACCTTGCTGACCAAATCTAATTGTCTTAACCTTTGTACCTTCTTTGGCTACGACTACATGTGACTTCGTTGGGTGTGATGGAGTCCTCTTGGGTTTATTAAACCCTGAGACCCCTGCCTTCTTTAGACGGGAGTCTTTCTTCTCAGCCATTTACTTCTTCTTACCCATTTTCTTAGGCATAGCCTTCTTAACAACCATCTTCTTGCCAGTCTTCTTTGCTTCCATTCTGGCTTCTTTCATACCCTTAGCTGAGTATGAGAATTCTTTGTTTCCTACCTTTGGCATAATTACTTACCCTTCTTCTTAGCAACAGCCTTCTTAACCATCTTCTTCTTGCCGTATTCCATCATGCGTTCTTTAGGGCCTTCCATCTTTTCATGCTTCTTCTTGGCGGCCATTGACTTGTACTTCTCACCCTTAGCTGACATTTGGTTCTCCCTTTGTGTGATTACTTTGATTTTCCCACCGCTGTTGATGTCGAACGATATGGAAACTTCTATGCTCTTACGAGCTTCGTTTGCTGCTGTTCTTGTATTCGTTGGGGATAGTGTTGCTCGGGCTAATGCACCAAGTGCATAGGATCCACCGGATCCAATACCGTAGATTCCACGGTCATCTCTTACCCAAGAGAAATCATTGTCAATCTGGTAGATCCTGCCTTTAACACATAGCAGGGCATCAAACCCTGCTTCTGCTTTAGGATCATTGTCTGCAGTCTTTGGTGCTGGGTCGTACCCATAGTCTGCATAGGCTTGTCTTAACGATGGCAAGATGTCTGTCATCATAAACTTATCGAGGTTAACCCCTCGTGGGATCTTTGGCATATTCCAACTATGCAAAGCTATATCTCCGGCTATTGCATCACCGGCAAAGGCAAATACGAACTCACCTTTTTCGACAACCTTATCCATACCGGTTGCCATAAACTTCTGATCTCCACCTACTATCAAAGACTCAGCTGCAATCAATCCCCAACCCTTACCCTGAATACCGATAATGGTTGTCATGGCTTATCCCTTAAATGAGTTGTCAGTTGAGTCGAAGGCTTTACCTGCTAGGTTGCTGAGTTCTACAGCAGCCTGAATATCTTTCATATTAGTTGTTGCTGGTTCGATGCCTTGTCTTACTGCATCGCTGTATGCCTTGAGTTCTCCATCGTATGCCTTCGCTGACATAGTACGGCGACCATTGGCATCTCCAGTACTTAACTGAAGACCCTTGGCCTTACATCCAAAGCAATCACAATCTTTCTTGCATGGCTCTTTAACAGTAAAGTTATCTGCCATATCGTAAAGAGGTTCTGTGGATGTCTCATCACACTTAGAACAACCCCATAGATCTACATGGGATTCCATCTGTCCGTCTACTAACTTATATCCGAACTTAACTACTTTACCTACATGATCGCATTTCATTAGATCTCCACTAAAAATCCCGTATGTGCTGTATCAGATAGAGCTGTTGCTTCTGATCTTGTCTTTGTGGGGAATCCTAATGAAGTTAACATTGTTGCTTCTGTGCTTGAAACATTGTGTGTCCTACCGCCAAGGTAGGCATAGTCTGCTGCATCGGTGTCGTCCTGTGTTACTGCTCGTGATAACACGATGGATGATCCGGTAATAAGTACTGCTACACCTCTTGGAGAAACTACTCGCTTAAGAAGACTATCCTTCAAAGGCCATGCTTCCATCACCTGCGGTGGATAAAATTCAAATGCCATTATTACTCCTTTAGTAGAGAGGGGGCAGGTTGCCCCACCCCCTCAACTAGTGACTGCTAGAGAGCAGATCCGCCTGTTTCTAGACGAACTACTGCATCGTCACGGAAGATTCCCCAACCGCCGAAGTACTTCCAGCCGATGGCTGACTTGCGGCGTAGGTAGTCTGTCTGAGGTGATACGACTGTTGTTACATCGTAAACATTTGCCTCAAGAAGAGCTTCCTTACCAACTGCG